GTCAGTAGCTGGGTCCACTCCTACAAATATATTACAAGGCTGTGGATCTTCACCATCAGGTATTACAAATGTTAAACCATTGTCGGCATCTTTAGTAAAAGTGCCATTCCAAAATTTAATATGATCTCTAGTGAATAAAGCATCTTCTTCACTTTGTACTTCCATCATATACTCTTGATAGAATTTATGTGGAGTTCCACTATCTGCATAAAACTTCTTCTTACGCTCCATTTCTTTATGACCAAACCATGAGGGCCATAAAGGAGTTCCATCTTCCTGGAGTGCTTTATATGTAATTACTTTCCAGGAATAATCCTTCTCTTCTTTGATTGATTGCTCGTATCCAACTAGTATCCTTTGAATAAAAGCATCAAAGTGTACAGGCGTTCCATTAATTCTTAATCTACCTGTCTTTGGTTCAAGTGCTGGAAATACGACTGCCGTGACAAGATTAGCGATTTTAGCACGACTCTCTGGCGTGACCGTATTATTCTCATCCTCAAAGTCATCAAGTACAATAAGATCATAACGCTTATGTAACTTGGCACCGCCACGAATACCAGATAGATTACTTTTAGAAATGAGTTTACAGCCATTATTAAGTTCGATATCATCTTCGGTCCACTTCTTTCCTTTTAAGCTCCCAAAATAATACTTAATTCTATCATTGTATTCGATATGGTATTTAATATAATCAAGATTAGGAACGGATATTTTACTAGATGCAGCGACCCAACCATAAAATAAGGGTTCGTCTGCAAAACAAAAATCATGTAATATACTACATTTGGTAAGTACTGTCTTTCCATGTCCTCTAGGTAGGATTACTGCGAGCTGTCTATAGCTATGGTCATTAAGTGCATCACACACTTCATAGTGAAAGAAAGGAGATTCACTCCTCATAAAGTCATCAGGTAGAAATAGTTTTCCAAATGCTACTAGATCAGTATACGCTAGCCGCAGTTCCTCCTCAGCTTCGGATACATTTCTACTATTTATGTTAGCCATTATTTAAAATATAGTTTCTTAAATATAAGTACTACCAATATTACTACTGTTACAGATACAACATCAACTACATGGTTGCCGCTATCACTTTCGAAAGAACCTACAGGAGTTTCAACTCTAAACGATTCTATCTTAGGTCTGCTATCCATTAATCAGCTAAATAATCAAAAGGGTCGCGACCAATAGGCCTAACTCCTTTAGGAGTGATTTCTACCTTAGCAGCGTTTATATTCAAATCTTCAGCGTGCAAACTTTTTCTAACTTCATCTTGAATTTCTTTAACAATCTTAGTCCCAGGGATCCTTCCTTCTATTGCTGGGTGAGCATCAAAGTTTTTACCCATATAAATTTCGCCAGTATAGTTTGGGAATGCAGATCCTCTGTACATGGCAGCCTCTCTCGGAGTCACAACCCCCTTGTCTAAAGCTTCTTCTACTAAAAAAGCTCTTCTAAAATCCTCAGCCTCTTGTATAGTCCCACCTTTTGCATTCCTTTTTTTTAAAGCTTCCATAAAAGGAGCTAAAGGCTTTTTAGATCTTTGAATATATTCCTCTAGTTTAAAAGCAGCTGTTCTAAATTCTCCTGTTGTCTTACTAATTGCAATTTCAGAAGGTCTTCTAAGTGTTCTAATACCCTTATAAACATAATCATCTCCGTAACCTACGTCTTCTATACTGTCTAATTTGTTTTGCTGCCTAATAAGTCCTTCGACATGGTCTTCATCAAAATTCTTACCAGCGTCCTTTAGTCTTTTGCTCAATTCTTCTTTACCAACATTTGCGCGTACTAACTCCTCATGATACGTAGGCCTATTCATTTTTGTACGTCCTGGAGAGATAATAATATCAGCAAGCACTTCAGGATTACTTTTAAACGCATTACCAGCTGCCCTTATTCCTTTTGTAACACCCTTCTTGATAGCTTTTATAGTGCCACCTCCCATCATTCCAAATCCTATAGTTCCCATACCATATAGTAGTTCGCCTTCTGTCATCTGCTTAACACCTCTAATCACTTCTGCAGTAGGACTAATAATTCCTGCAGCCTCTAGAAACATTTCAGCATCACCGTCATTTTTAAATACAGGAAGATCTCCTTCTCGCATACCTGCTCTTTTAGTGCCTACATATTTGTCCACTCTTGGAACTAATTCTTGGGATGCAACCATCTCATCCATCATATCATCACTTATTGCCATCACTGAGCTCCTTTCGCTCTACTTTTTCTAGTTCATCTTTACTAAAGCCCTGAAAGACTGCTCCTGACATCTGCTGCACGCTTGTGGTAGTCTTATCCTCTAGATCTAATATGTCGGATAACTTAAATAGTGCTTTCAGCTTTGTGTCATCTTTTTCTGCAGTCTGTGCTATTAGCTTAATACCATGCAACACACCCTTAGCATCGATGCCTAATTCTTTACAAACTTCCTTATGTTCTTCTTTCATATACGTATCAACCCTTTCGGTCTTGATTAACTGAGCTGCTTTTACATTAGCATACCCTGGGTTATTCGTAGGATATACACTCATATATGCTTCTTTAGGGTCCATACCCTTTAGCAAATTTAATACAAACAACTTTTCTTTACTATTTAAATCTTTCCTAGACTCCATTATATCCTCTGAAGAAAGACTTCCTCCAAAAGAATATATGTTTACACGCCTAGATGTATCCATCTTAGTCTTAGGGGCAACGGTAAATGTACCTGTACACGTGCCTATATAACTAACCTCACGCTTCTTCCCCTTAGCTCTAAGCATAGTCCCCTTCCGCAAGATCTGTATAACACAATCATCATCAGCCTTTACCCAGTCACCTACGCAACCTTCCCGCCAATCATTTAAATAATTTATGTTATCTGGTAATTCATCAAGCGAATCAAAGACTGTATGCTCTATCTTATTTACTTTATACGTTCTCATCTTTCACAGCCAAACCTCGTCAGAGGGTTTGGAAGGTTATGTAATCCCCATTATATCGCCTACAATGTAATCAGATATCTCATCATCTAATTCAATATCCTCATCATTAACTTGCAATGTAGCCTTAGATTTATCTATATACTCTTTTATATATATCACCTCTTCTGTAATAGGATCAAAACCAATCTTTAATACATATTCTTTAGTAGCCATATTATCTCCTATATATATTGGATGTAGAATCCCCCTGAGTAGTAAAACTCCATTTTTCAAACATCTTAACTTTACCTTTACTTGAAGCCAGTAATAGACTCCCATACTTCAAGATATATGATAAAGCAATTTTCGTCAGTTGGAGGGGAAACCTCTTTATCCTATATGGAGAGTAACCCACCTTCTGACCCCCACAGCAGAACTATCTCAAGGGTACTGTTTGGGTGATAATCATTTGATTACTGACATTGTAATATATATGATATTGATGACTTAAGCAAGAAGGTTTCAAAATTGTAGCATTTTATCGTGTGGCCTTATTTATAAAGGTACCCCCTTAACAGGGGTTTTTCACTATCGTTTTTAGGTTATTTTTGATTTAAGTTTTTGAGTTTTTTTTGTTGTTATAATTAATTTAAATAAGGAGATACAAATAATGGGCGCAAGAATAATACCTGGTAGGAGTTGGACTAATAAGATCAGACTACCTGAAGAGAGTACCAGTCTTGATGTTAGTAAACCTGCAGGTGCAGCAGCTATGGGTGCAGTAGTTAGAATACTTAATAGTTGTAGAACTATGGATGACATAGGAAATGTACTAGCAGTAGCAGGTTCAGTAGATACAACTGATTCTAGTAACAGTGCTCCAGTTACAGTTGGCAAGAAAGAGTATACTTATCTTGTTGATGGTACTGGGAAGGAAGTTAAGACATCTGATGTTAATAAGGTTGGTATTCTTATTAATGCTGGTTATTCAGTTGATCGTATTGAAGAAGAGGATATTACTGGTTAATTGTATTGGGGGATTAATTTCCCCCTTTACTATTTTAATTAATTAGTTAGTAGTTAGTTTAACCTCTAAAAACATTAAATGCGTTGACATGTACAGCCTCAATGGTGTGCGTGTGTGCTAGTATATATAATAAACTTATACCAAACAAAGGAGATAAACAATGTGGGTTAACATACATCATAAGTTATACAATCTTGATAAGTATGACATAATTCAAGGTGATGAGACACCTAATGGTAAGACTTATTTATCATTATCTAGTCGTAATAAGCATGAGGTGAGGATACAGATGAAGCCTGAAGATATAACTAGAGTAATGATGGGTATTACAGCTTTATCTGGTAGTAATAAATAATTTTATGAGTAAGGGAGGGAAAGTCAAATGTCGAGGTTAAAGTCCTCATTTCCCTCTCAAACAATTAAGAAAGGAGTTGACAATGGATATAGAAGAGAAGATAGTGAAGTTATCCGAGAAGTATCTTACAAGAGGTAAAGAAGATGAAGTATTTGGAACAGCAATTTTAAATGCCTCTATGGCTAACAAGAAAGTACATCCTGATGATGCTATAGGATATGCTGATTGGACAGCTAGTTCAGAAGTTCTAATTGTTCTTAATGAGTTATTAGACTTTATAGATAAATCTAAGGAAGGAGTTGATGATGAGTAAAAAAGAAATGAAATTGTTATCAGATATGACAATAAGTCCAATGGTAGAAAAGTTGCTAGAAGATTTATTAGAGTTAATAGAAGATAAAACTCTTACAGGTGCAACAGGTGGACTAAGTGATAAGATTAAAGAGGTTGTTGAGGATAGCCTTATCAATCAATATGATGTGTATATTGCCCAAGGTGGTTCTTATGATCAATATCATTGGTATGAGTACTATGGCAAGGAATATGTAAAATCGTTAGAAAAATATAAAGGAGTTGATGATGAGTGAAGCAATATATGATATAGTCTGGTTATTAGATGCGAGTGTTGAAGTATACTTGAAGCTATTGATCAGTTTCGTAGTGTTGAAGTATTTACATAGACCAATAAGAAAGGAGTTGACATGATATATAGCGTAAGAGGTAAGAAAGATATTGTTGCAATATATAATAGTCTTATTAATCAAGCCTCAAGAAATTTAGGAAAGAAAGTTAAAGTTGAGTGGGGAACCTGGGTGCCTACTGAGCTTGGTATAAAGACACTAATATCCAGAAGAGACAAATTAACAATAGGAGTATGACAATGAGTAAAGGTGCATTAGAATATACATTAATAAATGAGACAAAAATCAATATAGATGTAAGTGATATTATTGATAAACTAGCTAGTATAGTAGATAGTAGATTAGAAGACTATTATCTATACAATGAAGAGCCATATCTATCTAATAGTGATGATGGTGATGAAGTTACAGTTTACTTGAATTGTGATGGTGGTGAATCAGGTAGTCCATGTGATTGGAAAATACTATTTGAAAAAGCTATCGAGCTACTAGCTAAAGAGATGGTAAAAGAAGAATCAGAAGAATAATTGTCAACCCAACGAGCAGCCCTGGGATAATACCCCAGTTCGCACTGTATCTTGGGGCAGCTCATTACATAAGGAGTTTTAAATGGAATATGCTGGAATAATAGTATTTGTAGTAGTAATAGGATTTGTATATCACACATTTTTTATAAAGGAGAAATAAAATGGGATTTGATTTATATGGTAATTCGCCACAAGCTTATGAAGGTAAAGATTATCCAATTTATACTAAATATAAAGATATGGATTGGGATGAGAAAGAAAAACATGTTGATTGGAAAGAAGACAGTGATAAGTTTTGGGAAGAGCAACATGCTTTAGATAGAGCCACAGGTAGTTACTTTAGAGCAAATGTATGGTGGTGGCGACAATTATGGATGTTTACTTGTGCCGTATGTGAAGATC